CCTATTAAGTATATTCTTAATAGTTCATTGATAGTTCTTATATAGTTTATACGACACTGGTGACGTCACCTTTGGTCATAGATGTCGTGACCTTCGGTCATGGATGTCGTCACTTACTACCTTAAATGTCGTCACCTTGCTCCGGTGATTAAGAGATCCATCACATGAATCTGGACACAAATCAGCCAGGTAATAAACGTTAGTTTGAGCAGCCGAACCCTTCGCCCAAGCACCATGAGTAATCACTTCAAGCTCACCAATGTCGACCAAATTATTTATGGCACGTTGAACCTGGCGAACCGAGACGTTAGCGTATTCGGCAAGAGTTCCCTGAGACGGCCAGCAACCGTTCAAGCCGTCTTTGCCCATGTGGTAAGCGATTCCCAATAAAACTACTTTGGATGTTCCTACGGCTCTGCTATGGTGCAGAACGGCTGTCATTTCAATCGTTGACATAGTAAGATTCTCTTTAGACGGCTTCTGTTGCGGTAGCCGAGCCGTTAGGCTGCCCCATTATCGTTTCTTCCTTTCCGATAGTGGGGTTCTTCATTTTCTGAGCAAGAGTGCCACCAAGGGTTCGGATTTGAGTAACGATTACTGGATCAACAGAAGATTCTTTGGATTCGGTGAACAGCTCACGAAGTTCATCCAGGTCTTCCTTTTCAAAAGCCGTCTGAGCCTGAGCAAGTAGCACACGGCCACGCTTAGACATTTCAGACGCCGAAGCACGCTTCTTCGATGGAGAGAGTTCGCCACCAAGCAGAGACAATGCTCGACCGGTCGCCGACGTGGAACAGTTCTCAACCGCTGAAGTGGCGTTGATTCCTGATTTGGTGATTGGTTCCTGAGCGAAGTCGGTGGCGTCAGGCAACTGCTGGTTGCGTTCTTTCCAAACCGAGCATTTGATGATGACTTCAGTTTCGTTTGTGAGAACGATGTCGTTGAAGATACGACCTTCAGGGTAGAGACGCCAGAAGATTTCAATGCGTTCCTGGACGGTCTGGTAATCGGCTAAATTGAATGCCATTTTGATTCCTTTGCTAGTTGCGTGGAAAAGAGAAAACCAGTCAGCGGAAGGGGGACTGACTGGTTTCCCTTCTAACAGGTGGAGGTCCTGCTAAACGGATTGTATCAAACTATTTGGACACTATGCCAATTACTTCTTTTTCTCCGTGTCGGCTTTTACTTTTTGGATACCGGTGTTGATGGCTTCGTCGAAGGCTTCGTCGGTGACTTGTCCTTTGCCAGCGTATTCAAACAAGATGGCAACAGCGATCACCATGATGGCTCCAGTTGCTCCGATAAGAGCTGCGTCGAATGGTGACATGCCACCTACCGAACCTGCTGCAATAAATACGATTCCAGAGCCGACGGCAAATGCCAACACTCTTAGCGCACGTTTGATGTGTTTTTTCATAGTCCTAATCTTTTCCAAGTTGCTTCGTCGACAACACCGGTAACGATGATGCCTTTTTTAGTTTGGTAAGCCTTTACAGCCTTTTCAGTAATCGGGCCGAAATCGCCGTCAGCTGTAACACCAAGTTTAGTTTGAACCTGTTTTACAGCCGAACCCTTAGAACCCTGTTTTAGCGGTGTAAACGCTTTAGGGGTAACGACTGGTGCAACTTCAGGTGTCGGGGCTTCTACAGGGCTTACAGGGTCTTCTACGGCAGGTTCTTCGGTCTTCACGGCTGGCAAGTCGTATGGTGGTCGCCAAATAGAGTGAACGACACCGAACGAACGGTCACGCTTGTAAACGCCACCACCGTTGGACTGGCTACCAGCACCACCAGAAGTGTTGCCTTCGATCGTGTAAATCACACCTTTGCCCGATGGTTTACGAATAAAGCCAACGTGGTCGGTTTCGTATCCACCTGGAAAGTCAAAGATTACGATGTCGCCAGTAGTTGCTTTGCTCGGAGCAATCTTGGCCCACTTCTTCTTCTGAGCGTGACGAACGAACGCCGACACTTGAGCCGAACCCTTAGCGGTTTGCGCTCCCTTGATTAGTGGCCCTGCTCCTGCTTTGTTCATACAGTAAGACACAAACATCGCACACCATGCTGCACCGTTCATGCCATACCATTTGCCAAACATGTTTTGGTTGTTGCCGGTCTCGGTGTAGCCGATGTGTTTGACGGCTTCGTTGATTACTTGTCTAGCGGTTGCCATTTATGCTCCTACGGATTTGATGATGATTGCGACGATGACGGACGACACACCTGCACTAAGTAACCCAGTTAGCCAGGCACTCGACCAGCGAGCCTTCTCAAGCTCACGAATACGGGTCTCATGATCTGCTACCGATGTGATACCGGCTTTGATGTCTGCTACGTCTTGAACGAGTTGAAGAAGTAGAGCGGTCTGGCTACTCGGTCTCTTCGGCTGGTCCATCGGTCTTCTCCACCACGTTTGTGATAAGGGTCATGCAAGCACCACACATGTATTGGGTTGCGTCGGTCTCAACGTCAATCGCCAGGTTCTTATTCTGGCAACCATCGGTTTCGCAAGTAAGAGTTACGGTTCTCATTAGCTGTTTCCTGTTCCTGTGGTTGATGTCATTTGAATGGCGGTGTAGTGGACGGTTCCTGCGGCGGTTGCTGCGGTGGTTCCTGTCCAAACGTAAAACGTTACGGCCGTGTTAGTTGGTGTGTTGAATGTGACGCTGGTTCTGGTGTTGGTGCTCGAGGCAACGTTGGCGGTAATGGTTGGAACTGCACCGCTAACGAACGCTGAAGGGAATGTAACAGCAAGTGATCCAGTTACGGCTACTTGTCCACAAACAATCTTGTAAGGGATTCCGTCCATGACGTTGGTGTTGAGTTGTGCAGCTGTAAGTGTGTTGCCTGCGGTGAATGTAAATCTGCCCGACATTAGCGGCCTTTCAGTAGTTGGTAGGTGGTTAGCCAATAATCTGGCGTGATTTCGTGGCTTTGGCCCACGATTTTAGTGTAATAGTGTGGCGTTGTTCCGCCGGTAGCGAAGAAGTCCAGATACACGTCAATGTCTGTTCCGTTTGCATACCAAGTGGTTGGCCAGTATTTGATTCCCCCAGCATGTGGATGAGTGCTGTCAAACGTGATGTCTTGGTATGTGGTGGCGGTTCGCACAGTAATTTCTGTTGGTGACAGTTCTGGCACGTAAGTGCGGATACGGTCGGCGACTTGCTGGACTTGTGTTAGACCATTTACGTCGAGTGTGGCGGTGTAGTTGATTGGCAACGTCAGAATTGAATCGTTGTCTGGTGCGTAGTTGTAACTAACCGTGGAGTTCGACAGGTTGAATGATGTGGGAATGTCTGCACCATCGGTCGCCATGACAACATTGGTTATGTCGGAACCAGTGATTTGTGTGCCACTGGTCGGCTGTGTCCAAAGAGCTTGCAATGTAACTGTTCGTTCAAGCAATGATGATTGGTAAACATAGGTTTGCAATGGTATGGCCACGTAGGACGTTAGGAAGTCGTCTAACCAGTCGCCTAGTGATCGTGATTCTGTTGTGGTTGATTCATAGTTTACTGTCATGTCGCCAGCAGTGACGATGTCCAGGTGTGGGTCGAAAAGGTTTGAGTTAGCGAGTAGTGCAGCGTTTATTGACGAAGCCTTGGTGCTGGTTGTGGAACGGCTTACTTCAATCGACTGGTTTAGTGCGTTGCTGAAAATGTCTTCGCATTCGATGTTGAATGTTGTTACTAGGTTGATTGGATCAACAGAATAATTTGAAGTAGAGATTGTGCCTAAAAAGTAGACACTGTTGCGACCATAAACATCAACATCGCTAGCTGATTGGTTTTTGAGTGTGATGGCAATGTATTTGCCTGGGTAAAGGTCTTTGACTAGCGTTTCAGACCAACCGGTGTAAGAAGCACTGATAGAAGCGTTACCTGGAGAGATTTGTCCGAAAACTGATTGGTTAGGTCGAATGCCGTCTTGAATAGTAATGCTGTTGATGTTCAGGTCGAGCACGGCCATGCCACCAACGTCACCAACTGCTCCGAGCACGTCTGAGCCACCAAGAGTGGAGAAGTCCAAGCGAAACTTACCTGCGACTGGTGCGTAAGTCCACACTTGCCAATCGCTGGCTAAATAAGTTCTTGTTGTTGCAGCCATTATCCACCAATAAGTCTTAGAACAGTTTGGCCTTTGGCACTCGCTTGTCCACGCAGAGCTTTGACAACTTCATTACCTGAGACGACACCATTGATGGTGATGTATTGAGTAACGCCGTTACTTTGTGAAGTCTTAGCAGTAGGTAAACCAATACCTAAACCATTTAGGGATGGCATCAGGTTTGAAAAAGGATTCAATACTCGGTTTGCGACATCTGAAGCTTGTCCTAAAAAGTTCAAGACAGGTTCAAGTTTCTTCCACTCAGCAACTAGACCATTTATTGCATCAGCAATCGCCAAAACATCGTCCAAGAATTGTTGCATGGCGTCCTGCCCTGCTGGGCTTTGGAAGTAACTAAACATGTCTGCAACGGAATCTGCAAACTTATTCATCTGGGCCGTAGCCTCTGGTGATGTTAGCCAGGCACTTAGTTTGTCGACGAGTGGAAGTAATGCTTTACCAATCTTTTCTTGAAACTCACCCAAGACGACATTGATTTTAGCGAATGGATCGTTGTTGCCTGCGACGGCTGCTAAGCCTTTGTATTTCTCGTCAAGGAAGCCCATGCGGTTGCCTGCGTCTTTTAGACCGGGGATGAGCTTGTCGAGAGCGGTTTTGTTTCCGCCTAAGTATTTGGAGTATGCCTGAGCGACTAGGTTGACGTCTTTACCTGTTCCAGCACTGATGTCGAGCACACGCCCAAAAGCCTTCTGGGCTGAGCCAGCCTGTTTGGTTACTCGAGCAATTTTGGCGAAGGCTGGTCGCAAGTCGTCATCGACGATACCGGTCATGTAGGAAATGCTGGTGATGTAATCATCTACACCGGCAATAGTCTGGTCAGTTGCTTTCCAGTTTTGTTCGAGTGTCTTGTTTAGCAATGCCATCGACTGTCGGTCTGTTGCAGCTGCTTTGGCCATGTCAATTAGAGCGTCAGCAAGAGCGGTTATTCCTGCAAGGGCGATACCAGCAAAAGCGGCACTAATCGCACCAGAAATCTTCTTGGCGTTCTTCTCAAAGACGTTTAGTTCTTTGGTGGCACCACGAGTGGACTTAGCCAGGTTCTTGTATGAACCAGCGATCACTACTTCAGCAAACATCTTGGCTGCCATTAGATAAGTCCTCTTAAGTCGGTCTTTGGTTCAATCGCTTGCCAAAAGGCTGCAACTTCACCAACGGTTAGGTTGTAAAACGTTTCGGGAGTTTGCTGAAACTGAATGCAAAACGCTGCCATTCGTTTCGACTGCTCATCCCTTATACGTCTTTTGGGTCTTCTTCGTCTCCAACCATCATGTCTGAGAGTTCCTTTACGGTCTTCTCACCCATCTCAGTCCACGTAACCCTTACGCCGTTACTGCGAGCCGTCAAATAAGCGATAGCACGTTTGCGGTATGGAGACTTGTTGTCGGCCTTGAATAGGTCTTCAATCAAGTGCCCAGTCGCAAGTTCAATCTCTTCGATGTCTTTGATTGGAATGTTGTCTAGATTCATTTATTTTCCTTTAGTTGGTTCATGTTTTTTTATGAGTTTTTGTATGTTGTCGACGTAGTTCTTCAACACTTCATCTCTAGTGTATCCAAGGGCTTTAGCCATGAACGGATTAGGGAGAATGTTGCGGTTGAAACCACGCTTCTTGTCTCGAAACCATCCCCAGTGAATCGGGTTAGCGTAAGGTGCTCGAGCATTACCAGCTCGAATCTTTACGTTGGTTGAGACGTTAGCCACTCGGATAGTGTTCCGTAAGACACCTGATCGCACGGGAACAATGTTTCTAGCCGTTTTAGCGACAATCGCACCAGACTCACGGTTCGCTTCTTTGATGGCTTCCACAGGCGTTCCTACGGCTTTCAGAGCCCTAAGACATTCAGCAAGACCATCCACCTGGATAGCCTGTTCGTTTGCTTTAGGTCTGTAAGCCATAGGAGCGACCTAGCAGACTAAGGGGTTACGTCGATGGTTAGACCGTAGTAGAGCTTAGAAGCAACGTCAAGACCGGTGTTCTTTACTCGCAAGGTAACCGAGAACGATACTTCTTCGTTTGAGGTAAGCGATAGTGGTGGAAGTACGTTGACAATCAGCGTGCCGGTGTAGGCAGGGTTGTCAGTTCCGATGGTTCCGCCGCCTGGATTGATTACGAAAGGGATTTCGTTACCGAACTCAGCAAATAGGAGACGGTTTAGCGAGTCAGCGTCCTGAGAGTAGTAAGCGTCAATCTGCAT